GCCCCAATCTGATGTAACTGGAGGTAGTTTATCTTTAGAGTTAAGAGATTTTTATTTCTTTTTAGAATCTATGCCAGCGCCAAGAATGCTTGTTACAAACGTATCACTTAGTTATGCAATCTGTTTATTACTAGATTATATTGGATTTGTTAATTATTCTTTTAAAAGAGTTGATAATGAACAAGACCCCATAATACCTTATCTATTTATAGCACCAGATCAGAATGTTGCTGAGGTTTTAAATCAACTTGCAGTAGCAACACAATCCTCAATGTTTTTTGATGAATACAATAACTTTATTGTAATGAGCAAAGACTACTTAATGCCAACACAAAATCAAAGAAATACAGATATGCAATTGCTTGGAAACAACAACCAACTAGTTTCTGGTATTATTGAAAATCAAACAACATCAAACATACCAAACATTATTGCAATAAGTGCTGAAGATAAAAAAGTATTTAATGATGGCAAAATAAATTATACAACAAGGTATATTGAAAGATCTTACGGCTCTATTAATCAAGCAAACGTTCTTGCTAAAGACAAAACTTGGGTTTATAAGCCATCTTTACTTTGGACAGTAGCCCAGCCTAATCAAACAAAAACAATAAATGAATCAGTATCTGAATCAAGCAACTATGTTTTAGCAGCAATGCCGTTAAACTCAAACCTATCTAGCGCATTGCCAACTGTTTTTGGTAATTCAGTTATCAACAACACAATTGATATTGGAGAAAACGTATATTATTTAACAAGACACCAAGGATATCTTTATTCAAATGGAGAAATTATAAGATATGATGGCGTACAATACAGCATTACTGGAGTTGGAAACGTATACATTTCTAATAACCAAGAGTATCAAAAATATTTTGCAGCCCTTCCTTTTAACGGAAAGATATATCCAACTGGCCTTATTCGTATTTTTTCAACGCCATATTACGAGTCAGTTGATTCTGTAACAAGATTACAAGCGGGAGAGGTTTATGAACACGGTCGTGGTCAATTTGGAACTCAAGTAACTTCTCACTTTGCAGGAATAAATCCTTATTGGTCTGACAAAGACAATGTTCGTGGAATAGAAATGCAATCGCAATATTTATTTACAACAGAGATTAGTCCTACAATACCTGCAACATCTGTAGGTGCTGCAGGAATTAGCAATGATTTAGCAAAGCAAGCATCTAGAAATGGAATTATTAAAAATTCAAATGCTACAAATTTTTTAACAGAAACAGAGGTAAACCAGTTATCATCAACTCAGGCTGGAGTTGTTCAGGCTTCTGCTTTAATTATTAATGGACCATTGTTTAAGCCTACGGAAACTCCAATTAATTTTGTTTCTTATGTTTATAAAAAACTAGATAATGCTTTCAAAGCATTTGGAACCAGAATTAGAATTGTTGGCAAAATAGAAAATAATGAGGTAAGATCGCAAACTCCAATTGGCCTTATGCCTTACTATCAACTTGGAGCAGCCCAGCCAAATCAAAGCACTAACATTGGAGGAGGCTCTGGAGGCATAGGTGTCTTAGTTAATCCTGAAACAAACAATGGCTATTATTTTGAAATTATTGCATTAACAGAAAATAATATTGAGTCATATTTAAATTTAAATGAAAAAGGCCAATCAAAGATTTCTATTAACAATGTTATATTTTATAAAATTAAAAAAGAAACTGCATCAGATAAGGCAATTCCAATTAAACTATATGGAGGATTAAATGAAATAAATATTGACAGCGGAACTTTTGCGGGATACGAAAGAGCATCAGCAGAAGAGGCTACAACAGTATATGATCTAACAGTAGAATATCAAGATATTGGAAATACTAGAAGGTTTTTCTTATACATAAATAATCAATTAATTCAAGTTGTTGACGATACAGATCCACTTCCAATTTATAATAATATGGCTTTATTTACTCGTGGATCTTCAAGGTGCATGTTTGAACACGCCTATGCTTTATCTGGAAACTATGCTGAGGGGTTTGACTCTTCTGTAACAGAAACACTATCCTCTGCATTTAAAAATAAAGAGGTTGGCACTAATGAGTCGTTTAGAAAATACGCAATGAGTGGTGTTGTTCAATCAACCTACCTGTCTGGAATAAGTGCACAACAACCACCAAAATACAACATATACTTTGAAGAGTTTGGATCTATAATGCGTGAGTGCGCCTATTTTAACATCAGGTATGATCAAGCATATCCAGCCCTATATTCTAAGTTATCACCACCAATTAATAAAAATCTTGCTTACACGGTATCTGGATTCTACTCAGATTCGTATGGCGCAGAGTTTTTAATATTTAATTCAACAGATAATTTTTTAGTATTAGATGACACAAGCGGAAACTATTTAAGAATTCAAGGAATTGCTTTTACACAAAACACAACTCACGAACTAACAGTTGACGAATATTTTAAGAAAAAAGGAAATCTTTCAGATCCACCTTTTAAAGGAAATACATTAACTTATTCTCCATTAGTTGAAAAAAACAAGTATGATGAAATAAAATTAAGTAGATTAATTTATGGCAAAAATGAATTTTCTATAAAAACTGAATACATTCAAACACAAGATGATGCAGAAGCCTTGATGGGGTGGATTATTAATAAACTTATGACTCCTAAAAAGTCAATTGGAGTAAAAATTTTTGCTACTCCCACAATTCAATTAGGAGATATTGTAACAATTAATTATAAAGAAGGGGATTTAGATTTAGTTTCTAGGCCAACCGATAGATTTGTAGTATATAATATAGAGTATTCAAGAAATGTAGATGGTCCAGATATGACTATTTATTTAAGCGAGGTATAAAGTGTCAATTAGTTTATCTGCAACACCTCAAACTCCTGCAATTTTAAATCAAATACTATCAACTTCAAATGTTAGCCAGATAAAAGCAGCAACACCAGATATCATGTTGTTTGAAGATGAATATGTTTCAATAAGTGAAATGTCAACTTTGTACTTTGAAGACATCGGCGCTCAAGAATTAATAAGTATATCAAGAAATGACACAATTAATGGACAGGATATATCTTATGAACTAATAAAAAATACTAAATCTTTACAACAATTATACAACCCTAATAACATTCTTGGCTTACAAAAAACATCAGACCAATATTTTTCTGGATTTCCTATTAATTTTGATCAAAAAACTCCAAATAAGGGGAATGGTTTAAATAATGCAAATGTTTACGTTAATGGGCAAGGAGACTTAGTTATAGAGGTAGTAAACTTAAACAACGATGAACAAGTTGAGGTTGAATTAAGCACTGGTGGTACAATATACAGTATACAATTTGACGGGAATGAATCGTGATAACTGATATTGGGAAAGGTATTATTGGCAAATACCTGCTTGGTCAGGCTCCAGCATATGCGTCATACATTGCAATTGGATGTGGGCCAACACCATTAAACACTAATGATTTTCCCGAAGACGCTTCTGAAAAAAAATATTTAAATTTTGAGATGTTTCGTGTACCAATTTCTTCTAGAGGGTTTGTAAATGAAAATGGCACAGATAAAATTGTTTTTACTGCAGAGTTGCCAACAGAAGAAAGATATGAAATATCAGAAATAGGTTTGTACTCTGCTGGATCAAATCCATCTGCTGGAGTTTATGACAGTAAAACAATTTTTGCTTTTACAACAACAGAAAATTGGCAATATGCTACCCCAGCCGCCACAACAGCAATTGAGCCACGTCTTGCACCGCTTGATGGTGGCAGCGGTAACATTATTACTGTTGCAGATCCCGTGTTTACAACAAATGCTGATAACACTATTTTTTTTAACCCATCTCGTGCTTCTAGGTATGAGCGTTGTAGATTTTTAAATAACATAATTTTAATTAGAGGCGATCAAGCAGATTTAACTCTTAGTTCTGAAAGCGATGAAACCCTTGATCATTTTGTAATTGAATCAGGATCAAATCATATAAGATTGACAGGCGCCAACATTGACTTATCAAAAAACTCTCCAAAAGATGAATTAAAGTTAGCGTTTTCTTTAATAAACAAAGATGGAAACTCAGCCTCAGTACCTGAAACAATTAGAATTCTTGTTGAATTTTCTTCTCCTGATGGAGCACAGTATGCTAGGTTTGAAGGAGAATTAAACCAAGGAAGTTCTGGAGGTTTGGCAAACTCAGAAGGAGAGTACAATACAATTGCAGACTTTGAAGAAAATAGATATTTTGTAATAACAAAAAAGTTGCAAGACTTGTACCAAACAGAAAACTTTAGTTGGGAAGTAGCAACTGTAGTAAAAATTTATGCTTGTGTTATTACAGATGAAAGCGGAGAGTTTAATGTTCCTTCTGATAACTATTATATTGCCCTAGATGCAATGAGACTAGAAAATACTCAAACACTTAATCCGCTTTATGGACTAACAGGCTATTCTGTTGTAAAAAATGAGGACGAGGAAACTGTTATAAAGTCTCCCAATACTAGCAATTACGTTGAGTTTAGATTTTCTATTGGTGTTTCTTAATGGCTGATGCAGGAATTAGAAAGTTAATTATTCCAAAAAATCAATTACCGCCAGTAACTGACGATAATAAATATATTTTAAGGTACAGAATTGTATCGGATGACAAAAATAGAGTGTCACATTATTCTACTATTTTTTTAGCCACGGGTAATAACATTGAGCCTGTCGATGGAAATCTTTCAATTAACGGAAATTCTTTAGTTGTAGTTTGGGGCGATGAAAATAATAGACCAAAATATGACATATTTGTAAAATTTGACAACGGAACTTATGAGTATCACGGAACATCACCAATACACACATACGGTTTTCTTAAAGATGGTACAATAAATGTTAGGGTTGCTGTCCAGGTTGAAGGAATTAATAAAACAAGAAATGCTGAATTAACTATATTTGAATCAAATTTAGTTTCTTTGGTATAATTAAACAGGAGGACGAATGTCAAAAATATCATTACCAGAGCGTGGTCAACCGTTAGATGTTACCTATATTTACGAGTTGGCTAAAGCAATAAACGACTTGTCTACACAAATTGCTTCTACAAGTTATAATTTTACAACTATTGATAATGGATCGTCAAACAAAGAAACAATAAAAACATCAAACGCAAAAATAATAGGCGCTTATATCCCAATTTTTTCAAATAGTACAGTTAGCGCAGGTAACGAAAAGGCATTTACCTATTCGTTTCAAAGTGAATTTAAATTTCCTCCAATAGTTACAGCAACAGCAAAAAATATTACTGGAGAAGCGGCAGGGCAAAACGTTACAGTTGTTTTACGAGATATAACAACCTCTAAAGTTGATGGCTTTGTTAGGTTTAATGCTTCTGGCAATTTGTCTTTGGCTGTAAATTTAATTGCTGTTGGACTTCCAAACTAAAAATAATCTTTGTATGATTTTTTGTAAAAAGTGTTCTGGGAGATTGTTTATTGATAGACAATATACAAGTACCCAACATTTAGAAACCTATTGTATTAGATGTGGAACTAGAAATTTTTTTCATCCACCT